TGGTTTATCTCTGCATGTATTCTACCTTTGCCAGAGTATTTTAATATTGTATCTAAGAACGTAGTATGTGCTTTATTAATCTCTCTTGCTTTTGCAATAGCTTGCACAATCTTATGTGGGTGATTAGATAAAAAGTTTTTAGTAAAGCTTGGTGCCTTTGTCTTTTCTGTTCTGTCATAAGGCAAACCTAGTTTATCAAATACCTTTGCAATAGATCTTGCTGCCCAGATCTGTACCTCTTGTCCTGTCTCAGCATAGACACCACCTAATAATCTTTTCTCTTCTTCAACCATTCTTTGTTTCTCTAAAGATGCTTTTTCTACATCTACACGTACACCTAAGAATCTCATATCAACAAGAACAGGAAACAGTTTAGTTTCCATATCAAATATGTTTTGTATATCCTGGTGTAAAATTTCTTTTTTTAATTCCTGCCACAACTCCAATGTGAGTTGGGCGTCACGCTCCGCGTAAGCTCCAACGTACATAGCCGGTAGTTTATACATCTCTGCTTTAGGATCTACACCCCAAGACTTTGCTGCTTCGTATAATGCTGTTTCATCTTTACCTTTACCAACATAATCTCTACCACAACTATTTAAATCATATCTAAATCTATTCTCATCAACCAAAGATGCAGCTATCATTGTATCTACAATCTTACCACTTATCTTAAGTCCCAACGCTCTTATCCAACATACATCATACATAGAGTTATGAAATATTTTTGTAGCTGGTGTATTGAGTTGGTCTTGAAACCATTTAAGAACCATCTTACGGTCCATATTACCACCGCCTTCATGTGCTATTGGATAGTAAGCACACCAATCATGTGTAGCTAATGATATACCTACAACATCACCTTCACCTACAACAGAACCAGACCCCATTCTTTTATTTAAGTTTGGATCTTTTGTTTCTAAATCGATTGCAATCTCATCATACTTTGATAGATCAGGAAAATCTTGTGGTCGTAGCCACTCTGTCTGCGGTTTAAATAGTATCTTCACTCTCTGCCTTCCATTTTCTGTATCCGTCTATCCAGTTTTCTAACTGTTCGGGCGTAGCATCTTGTAACTTCTTTTTCTCTAATTCGCAATAATGAATTATCTTATCGAGATCTTCAACTCCGTTTTTGTGCATGTACCTGCAAACGTATTTTATAACACAGCCCTGGAAGAACGAGAGATTATTTTTTGAAATAAACTCGTACGGCTGAATGTCAAAATACATATAATGAGATCCACCTATCTGCTTGTTCTGTGGTTTGTCGTCTTCAAACATATTTACATCTGTCATATTTTATATCCTTTATAATTATCTTTTGGTCTGACAATGTGTAAATGTGTTTTAGTTCTTGTTGCACCAACATAGAATAATCTATTTTCATCATCAGGATTTTTTTCGTAGTTTATTTGTGTGTTTCTGGATAGGTCAGTCAGGAGCACTACGTTATCCTGCTCACCACCCTTCACTCCGTGTATTGTTGATAATACAATACGTGGAGATGAATTTAATTTCTCACCATTCTCTCTCATTCTTCTAATGTATCTAATACTTCTACTAGGTGCTTGGTCAAAAGCTTCATACCAAATTTTATCTGTTCTCAACCACTGACGTTCTCTTAGTTCAGGTAGACCATACATCCCGTCCTTGTCCATATATTTTAAAGACTGCTTTTCAAAATGGTTTTGTGACATGTAAGATGCAATTCTAACAATCTGATCATAATTTATATTCACACCTTTACGCACATTTTCCCAATCCGTTACAGCCTTGTACAGGTCTTGTTCTTTATTTGTTTTAAATTTGTTCTGATAATACAACCCTTGAGAGTAAAGAATTTCTTCTACATCAGACAACATAAATTTTGTTCTTGCTAATACTAGCCAATTACCCTGTTTCATGTTAATTTGTTTAAACTCATCATAATATGAAAGCAAACCTCTTTGTGTTTTTGGTCTCCACTCTTTTGGTAATCTATGTTGTATTTTGTTTACTATCTTTGAAGCAATATCATGAACTACCTGCGGTATTCGGTATGACTGTGTCAGTTGCATCACCTTACCTTTTTGTGCAATAAAACTATCCACGTCTGCACCAGCCCATCTAAAAATAGCTTGATCATCATCACCTGCAATATAAGTATCTTGTGTTTTGTCCCATATAGATCTTGCCATTTCCCATTGTGATCTAGATAAATCTTGAGCTTCATCTATAAATACTACATCAAATCTTGGAGATCTATCCATCTTAACAAACTCTGTAATCATGTCTGTAAAATCAATTAAGTTATAATCTTTTTTGTATTGATTTAAATCGTGTGCAAATTGTTTTAACGTTTTTATATCTACTAATTGTGTATGTTCTTGCTTGTTAAACTGTTCTTCTGGCGTGATCCCACGTAGTTTAGCTAGTTGTATAATACGAAGTATGTCACTTTTAGTTGTAAATAATCCTGTGTGTTCATTTTCATACTCATGATAATCTACAATCAAATTTGCTTTTTTACCTAGATCTTCATAGTGTCTACGTTGCATCACTTCATCTTTACGTATACCTAGTCTTCTAAATGCTAGTGAATGCAGTGTTCTAAAGTATGGTAAATCGTCTTCGCTAAAATTAAATTTAGACATAGCCCTATCCCTAGCTTCATGTGCAGCTTTTTGTGTAAAAGAAAAGTAACCAATCTTATCTGGATCAGTTTGTTTTAAATATTTATCTACTTCATTAAGTAATGTGGTGGTCTTGCCTGTACCAGGTGGACCCAATACAATAGTTTTCAAAATGCATCCTCCTGTTTAAAGACTCTTTCTTTTGGTTTAAATGTTTCTTTCTCAAATTCTGGTAATCTTATAACAGTAATTTTTTTCTTGGGTAAGGACACTCTATAGTTTGTATCATAACCACAATGTTCTCTCAATACATACAAAGTAAACTGAGGTTTCTCTGGCCATTTATGTCTTGCTAAGTATTGATGAAAGAAATTTGTAAATACAAAATGGTGATGACCTTGATTGTTCCAAACATTACCTGCTTCAAGATCCTCTCTTGTTGCACCAGATGTTGCTCTACCTAAACAATAATTCTCTACATGTTGCTTTAGTTGCTCAATCATACTAGATCCTGCAGGAGCTTCTACTTCTTCTTTATTCATCATTAAAAAATTTATCATCTCATCAAAATCTTTTGGTTTTATCTTTGGAGGCTTTGTATAGATTTGATTCATACATGCCCGTATGAAAAGTCTTTGCTCTTGTAGATCCTCTGCTTTTAATTCTATTCTTTCGCCGTCCACATTGAGTCTGTATATTGGTGGTTCTGTTTTTACCACCTGTAAATCTTTTAGTGGTGGAAACATAGACTGCGTTCCTATACCAAACTTTCTAGTTTTACATAATTGTTTATCACAATGATTACACATAGGTTCTTCTGTGCATTTAAAACCATATTCTTTATTGTCTTTTCTAAATTTTGTTATCTCATCATGTCTATATGGGTCTAAAAAATGTTTATGATTAAATATATCTAACTTATCTGCCCAGCTTTCTGGCCATTTCTTTTTAGCATAGACTCTAAATTGAAACATTACTCTGTCCCTACCATCATCTAACTTCTCTTTGGTTAAAGATTCTAGACAAGGTGGTCCGTCATCGTATTCAGACTTCGGTCTTTTTATAACTAAGTTTTGTAATTGTTCTGGAGTTATCTCCACAATGTTTTGTAAAAATTGTGGAAGTGTAACAGCTTCACCAGAAGAATTAAAACAATATCTTACAGTATTTTTGTGATTAAAGTATGGTAAGTTTAAAAAATTTCCTGTATCATCTTTGGATTTTAATTCAATTTGTTTAGGAAAAACTTCAGCACCACCATGACCCAATACCGCACTAATAGATATTAATCTATCTCTCATTAATTTTGCAGGTACAAAATCTTTTGTAAATAAAAATACATGTGCACCACCTGATTTAGAATTAAATACCATCAATGGTAAGTCCATAGACTTTATTTTATTAATTAATTTTTTGTGATTAAACTCTGCGTATACATCTATATCTATACATCCCCATCTACATTCATTGTTCTCATTAATAGGTATGATACCAAGACTAGGTTCAATACCGTTTAAATGATCTTCCCAATGCTTCTCTGTGACAGATTCTGTTTTGACAAAGGACTTGCCTTTAACTTTAAGTCCATCGACACCCTTCTTGTCCACGTAAGTGCATCCGTGTGCTCGCTCTAATCCTGTAAATATTTCTCTAAATCTTTCCATAATAATTTTGCGGAGCCGGATCCAGTCTCCCATCCCCGGCCCCTATCTTCCAGTGGAAGTTTTTAGTACGGTGAATCGGATTTAGATTCTTGCTCTCCGTGTTTTACTTTAACATCACCCTTTGAAACATTTGCTCCAAAGTCTTTTGCTATTTTGTAAATACCCGGATCACTAATAGGTCCAACTCTAGACACATCCCAGCCAAACCATGTGCCCTTGTCGTTAGACTGTTGCACAGTTTTTAACTTATAAATGTGGCTATATGTTGGCGGTGTGAACATACCGTTCTTACCTTGCATTTTCAGACCCATCATCATTGAGTTCCATTTTCTACTCACTTTTAATTGAGTAGCTTTCATAGAAAGCAATGCTGTAGTTGGACTGTCGCCAAGTATTACTACGAAATGACTAGCTGTGTTTTCAAGATAATTACCATTCGCTAATCTATCTTTATTAAACTTGTCTCTTGTAGTTGACGGTAGATCATCCCCAGCTTCATATATTTTTACTGGAGCACCTTGACTCTCGCCTCTATCCTGCCATTCGATGTGCTGTCTTTTATAATGCACTGGCACGACATCTATCCCCTTCATGCCATCATAAATCTCGTTTGTAACGGTATTTATAATCATGCCTGGTTCTGCCCCCTCGACATGTTTAGCATCCCTCTTGTTGCACTCAGGTGATAATTGGCCAAGAACTTTTAAGAACGGTAACGCAAGATCTTCTTGTGTCATGTTCAAACCTTGACCTGCATCAGCTTCAAATAAATTTGTGCTGATCTCGTTTTTCTTTTTTGTTTGTACTTCACTCATGTTTATTGTTTCCTTTTTATTGTTGTTTTGTTTCCAATGAATACATTGAAAAGTTCCGTTGGCATTTCTTTTCCTGCCTCGATACGTTCACGGACTAACGCTTTGAGAGTCATAGGCTCGACCTTCAGTTTTTGCTGAGGTTCGAGACCCTGACCCTTTGCAAGTTCGGCATAATCAGCCGCCTTGTTATCCTCGTTGCGACCAAAGGATACGGATATCTCATTTTTGATTATATCCCCTAGCCCATTCTCACGAAGCCATTTAAACGCGTTCTCTTTATTTGCTTGAGTTATCGTCGCGCTATAATTTGTTTTTACTTCTATAGAAGATCCGTCCTGTAATTTAAGATAAGATAAACCCATCTCAGATAACATCGTCGGTATAACTTCACCCGATAGAAGTTCTATGTCTTTTTTCTTTTGTTTGATTGAGTCCTCTTGGACTTCTAATTGTTTTTGGTGTGCCTGCAGTTCTTTTATCTTATCTGCAAGTTTATTAATATTGGTTGTTTTATCCAATACCTCTTCCTGATCTTTCTCAAAATCAATCGTCATTCTTTGCTCCTGTTCCGTACAAATCAACCTCAATCGGATAGTATCTTTT